ACAGTTCCGTTTCTAAAAGTAACAGTTCCATCAGCGGCTCCACCTGCAATAATGTAGCCTCTTAGTCTGGATCTACCAGAAACTAAAGCTGCTCCACCAGTTGCACCCGTAGCAGTCGTAGCTGTTTTGACATCAGAGCCTACAATTCTACCTGCCATTATTTACTCCCGTTAAACTGACTCAGCGCCGTTGTTGTAAACAGTATAAGTAAAGATACCTGTTACGGTTCCGCTAGTAGCTGCTGAAGCTCCAACGTTAGCTGTTACAGTTGTTTGTGCAGTAATACCAGTTCCTACTACCAACGCACCATCAGCACCTTTTAAGACGCCTTTAGTATCAGCATCAACTTCATTGAAGAATCCATCAGGATCAGCAGATGAGCCAATATCTACAGTTGGGTTAGTACCGCCAGCTGCACCACCTAAAGATAAGAATGAAATAGGAACTGCTCCGGCTGGAAGAGTAAAAGTTTCTCCAGCTGAAGAAGATGTTCCAATTCTTACATTAGTAGCACCTGTTGCTGTTGGGCTAAAAGAAATGGTTTCTGACAAAGTAACAACGCCTGGAGTAACTCCATCGCCTTTATCAGCACCGCCATAGGATCTTACGATTCCTTGAAATGTATTTGTTGCCATATATGGTCTCCTAAAATAGCCATACCATCTTTGGAGTTATCTGCCGAGCCAGTTGGTATAGCCGATTATCTCGGTTTAACTAAGTATAGTATTTTATTAGTCTTGAGGGAAGTTTTCTTTAGATTTAAGAATAGATTCTCTAGAACTAAATAAGGCTTGATAAGACTCTTTAATAACAGGATCTTTACCAAATTCATCCATCATATCTTTACCTACCATTTCAATAAGAGCTTGAATAGTAGTAAGTCTGCCTTTGATATCGTTGATTTTTTCTTCAGAATGATTAGCCATAAATTTTATTTTATCTCTCCTTTGTCTAATGTTGTAGCCTTGCAACCAGTTTTTGACATTGATAATCTTTTTATCAAATTCACTGTATTCTTCCCAGTCACGTATTTCTTGGACAGTTCGGCCGCATCCCTTACATACTTCATCGAAGGGAGCCATGGATGTTGAGCAAACTCCTACACACGGAGAATTGGCTAAACTTATGCTTTCGTGTAAACCTACATTCATAAGAACCTCTCGGCTTATTCTTGGATTATACACTTATTTACTAAAAATAAACAATTATTTATTTTAGGCAAAAAAGAAGGGAGCCTAAGCTCCCTTCAGAGGTTTTCACCTCGCCCCGGTATTAACTGGGATTAAGCACCTTGAGACGCAAAGACGGCTCTTGGGTTTGACCATCCGAAAGAATATCTTTCTCTAGCCTTGAATCTGACGTTGCCAGTATCAAAGTCACCTTCCATAGAAGTTGAAAGAGGAGATCTCTCGAAGTGTTTGAACCCATCAGGACAATCTGTTAATAGATACCAAGCATCAGTGTCGGTTAAGAAGTGGTTTACTGCATAACCTTGTGGGACCATTCCCATGTTTTTGATTGCGTTGATATCATTATCAGCTGTGCCAACTCTACCTGGAGTGTTAACTAGTCTGTCAACCACGAACTGAAGTTGTGGTGGAACGATTAGTTTAGTTCCTTGAAGAGCAAGAATCATATTTCTGTCATCAACAAAAGTTGAAACAGAGATAAGAGCGTCTTCTAATGAAGTCTCATTCAAGTCAGTGTAAGTGCTTGGTCTGTTGCTGAAAGTTCCGCCACCAGTTAAAGGGTGAGCATTACTTACCAATGCAACCCCATCGCCACCTGTGTAGCTTGATGAGAAAGCATTGTTTAGAACAGCAGCAGCTTTTACCTGCTTAGTATGTGCCATAGACCTTGCTAGAGCTTTTGTGTATCTAGCGCCAAGTCTATCGTAAAGATTATCTTCAATAGCTTCTTCAGTTAATGCGAATGCTAATGCTATAGTCTCATGTGAGTATCTAGCAGTATAGCCTTCTGAAGCGTTATCATAAGAGATACCAGCTCCTTCAGCTTTTACTTTAGCATTTCCGAAACCTACGATTAAGGTTTCTTCTTCAAACGCTCTATCTGAAGACTCAGTCTCAAAGATTTCTGCGTGCTCGTTTTCATACCTAGCGTATTCCATGCCAAACAGGGCATTCAAACCAGGCTCGAGCTCTTTAGCTAATTGTGAACGATTAATTGCCATGATTAGACTCCTGTTGTTTGAGCATAGAAGTGCTCGTTAATTTTGACAATCAAGTTAACGTTTGCTGATTGAGAACCAGTTCCTAAAGTATTATTCTCAGGATCGCCAGAAATTCCAACGATTCTTAATTGAGCAGAAGTAGCAGCAGTAGTTCCACTGATTTCAACACCAGATTGACCATCTACTGTTGAACCAGAAGTGTACACGATGTCAGCATTGTTACCAACAACAGTTTGTACAACTGAACCAGTTGCAGCACTTTGCACTTCAAATAATGCATTAGGATCGTCAACTACGAAAGCCACCGCATCTGATGAAACAGTACCACTTGGCCAGTAAGATGAATAAATCACTTCACCGCTTGCGTTGGTATATTTGCATCCCCTAAAGACTCCCAATAATTGATCGCCAGCAGCAGCTACTAAAATAGTACCTGTGCTAGCCATTTTAACTGGGTCGCCTGAAAATATGTTTCCGCTTGCTCCAGAGGCAATTGAGTATTCTGTAACTCCTTCAGAGTTAACATTACTACCTAATTGACCTACTGACTTCAAACCGAAAGCAGCATCTTGGTTAGCCATAGTTTTTTCCTAAAAAATTTTTAAATAAGGAAGAAGAAAATAAATTAACTTCCTCCGCCAAAAGTAACCCTTGATTTCATCTCTCTTGAGATAGGCATCGCTGGGTTTTCTTCACGCATTAGGTCGTTTTCCACGGCTCTCATTTGATTGTTAGTTTGGCTAGCGAAATATTCGTTTCGCTGATCTGCGATTTCTTTTGCTATTTTGCACAGTATTAACCCACCAACACCAATGACGCCAGCATGACGACCGTCATCGACAATAGGTAAATCATGAAATCCGGGTAGTTCCTCTGGTCGAACTGGTACGAATCCTTCACGAAATCTTTTTGAGACATTCGTTTTATCATCTTGACCAACGATAGATTCTCTAACCCATCTGTACACAATACCTTGAGACATTGCTTCTTCAATAGCTTCTTCTGGCAGTTCTAGAGCAGAAGGCATTTTCCATGCCTTTGGTCTTTCTTGATGCTTTCGAGTTTCCATATCTCTAGGCATTCTGTCATCGTTACTATTTGCTCTTGTTTCTTTGGTTTTGCTCATGATTTTTGTAACCTCGCTTTTTGTATTGCGTAATCTTTAAATGACACTCCAAGCTTTTTAGCTAATGCTTGCTCGCTCGGCGTCAACTGAATACGATTAGTTTGTTTGCGTCCAGCCGATGTGGTGCGTGATGGCGAAGCGACAGTTTGGACGGGTTTTTTGTCTGCTTCCACGTTAAATTTGTGAGGCAACTCTTGTCGCACTCGTTTATCAATCTCACTATAATACTCATCAGAGTCTGTGTCAAAGCCTTCGTTCTCTAATTGCTTGTGAATTGCAAAGGCAACGGATGTTGCAACCTGATCTTGTCCAAACCAAGTATTCTTTTTTGCCCAGTCACGAGCTTTAGTTGAAGGCTCCATATACTCTTCTTGTTGAGCATATTGTTGAGGAGCTTGATAACCTTGTTGTTGAGCATATTGCTGTTGTTGCAAATATGCTTGTTCTTGTTCTTCGTATTGCTTTTGAGCTTGTCTGTATTGCTCAAGCCTGGCCTTATCAGAGGTAGCTAATGTTAAAGCTTCTGTAGCTGCGGCTATTGCCTCAGAATCTCCAGACTCTGTAGCCTGTCTAAGTGCTTGTTTTGCCAAGCTTATTTGAGATTCAACACGACTTCCAAACTCATCCCCATAACTGGTAGATTGTTGTTTGTAAGATTGTCTTAGTTTTTCGTTTTGCTCTTTAAGCTCTTTAGCATATTGCAAAGCCATGAGCTCTCTTCTTTGAAACTCTTTAGCCTGTGCTACAGCTTTGTTGATTCTGTTTTGAGCTAGAGTAGCTCTTTTTTCTACTTCTGATAAATCTTTTGCTTCCTCTTCTACTTTAGGAGAAACATCAAAGTCTTCTTTGATTTCATCCTGAGTAACTGGAGCAACTTCATTATCGTCATCAAGAGATATTTCTACAGGCTCATCACTAACGTCATCGCCTTTAGCTCTCTTATGTTCAGGCAATGCTGCCCTTTCAATTTTTTCTTCTGTAATTTCTACGTCTAGATTTTCTGCTTCACTCGCCATTATTTATCCTTATAAAGATTTAATATCGTTCGGATCCAAGATAGTACCAATTACATCGTCATCGTTTATGATTCTAACTTCGTTATCATCTTCTAAACGAAAACGTGAACCAGCGTATCTCCCTATTAATACCCAATCTCCCTTTTTACACCATGGTCTGTTTCCATACTTATCTGATTCTTGATAAGCAAGTGGACCAACTTTTAAAACGTATGCCACAACAGTTGATAAAGATTCTCTATCTACAGTTTCTTTAACAAGCTGAATGCCTCCTTCGGTTACTCCTTTGCCACGGTATGGCAAAACAAGTACACGCCATCCAGTTGGTTCTGGCATTCTTTCTAAAAGTGATTTGTTTAGTAGGGAAGGATCTAGAACTCTTTCTTCACTTTTGACAAAAGCTTTATCTAGTTCTGATTTTTCTGTTTTTTCTGCGACTTTTTCATTCATCGATATCATCCATTTGCAGCGTTTCTCTTAAGTCTTGTTGTAGGGATCGCAACGCCGATAACTCTCCCATATAAAACTTGTAGTCTTGCATCGATTGTACATTTCCTGCTGAAAGACTGTCAACAATATTTTGCTCTCTTTGACGCAAAGTTTTAAAAATGTATTCGGCTAACTTAATGCCGTCCATAATGTCTCTCTCCTAATTTATCTAATTATACTAGGTAAATTAATTCTTGGTATACTCGGTAATGATTGTTGTTGTGGTATTGAACTTAATATATCTCTTTTAAGAGCTTCTACATCAATACTTGGTTGTTTAGGAACTTGAGAAAGTATGTCTCTTCTTAAAGCCTCTACATCAATTTGTTGAGGTCTTGGCAATCCAGCAAGTTGTTTTTGCAACCCACTAATTTGTTGTTGTAATCCTGATGGATCAAATGTTGGAATCTCTCTTGATTCTAAAGCCCCTAGTCTTTGTTGTAAACCAGTAGGATCAAACTGTGGTATTCCTTGTATTTGAGATTGTAAACCTGATATTCTAGATTCTAAACTTGAAGGATCAAATCTTTCAGGAACTTTAATTTGTGATTGGATATCTCTAATCAGAGCCTGTCTATCAATTTCTGGAACAGCAGGCATTTTTATTCCTGCTTGAATATCTCTTATTAAACTTTCTCTATCTATTTGAGGAGCTTGAGGAACTTGAGAAAGTATGTCTTTCCTTAATGATTCTACATCTATTTGAGGAGCTTGAGGCAATCTAGATATTGCTTTGCTTATATCTTCTCTAGTTGCAAATTTAGAAACATCTGGTAATGCAGGCATTTTAGGAATATTAATTCTAGACTGAATGTCCCTAATGATATCCTCCCTGTCTATTTGTTGTTGAGGAATTTCTGGTAATTTAATTTGAGATTGAATATCTCTAACCAATGCTTCTCTGTCTAGTTCTTGTGGTTCAAAAACAGGTCTTGCTTTTAATTCTTCAATTTGTTTTTGTATTTCTGTTGGATCAAATCTTTCTGGTATTTTTAATTGAGATTGAACGTCTCTAATAATTTCTTCTCTATTAATCGGAGCTGTTGGTTCTGGAATGTTTAAAAAAGTTCTTAAGCCTTTTTGAATTCCAGGAATATTTAATTCCACATCCCCTAAATCTAAAGTTTCTGGCAAATTAGAAAAATCTATTTGAGAAAAATCAAAATCAGAAAAATCAGGAAGCCCCGGAATAAATGGACCGCCTGGCACATATGGAATTTGTGGTGGAGGAATTGTGGCCGCTTCTTCTCTAGCAGAAAGCTGACCTTCTAACTCAGCAATACGATTCATTAATTCTTGAAATCTTTGATCTTGTCTAGCACGCTCTGCATCTCTTAATTCTGCTTCTCTTGCACGCATAGGAGCTTGGGTTGCTTCGTATTGAGCTTGAAATTGTTGACCCATTGGGCTTTGTAATTGCCTCATAAACTGTTGACCTATCGGATCAGGTCTAACATCGGTAGGCATAAAAGCTTGGGTTGGTTGTGGTGGAGCTTGAAAACCCGGAGGTGTGTAATAAGCTGGTCCACCTACTATGCCAGTAGGTCTGCCTATTGGATAAGGCTCTGGTGGTAATGCAGGTCTTGCTTGGCCAGGTGCTTGAGCATAACCTTCAGCGTATCCGGGGACACGTTGAGGTTGCCCATACATTTGGTTTTTTACACCCATAGGTGCAGAGAACGCATCACCAATTGCCATTAAGAGATTCCGCTAAACTTAGTGCCTCTTAAAGCCGCACCGCCACCTCTAGACTTTCCAGCACCGTATGGTTTTGGAGCGCCAGGATTTGGTACGCTTTCTATTTGCTTATACTTAACAGTACCTTGGTCTTTGATGTTAACGCTTGCTTTTACGTTTTTTGATTTTTCCATTCTTGCTTACCTTTTTCTTTCCAGCTTGTTGTAATGCAATAGCGACCGCTTGTTTCTGCGGTCTACCAGATTTCTTTAATTCCCTTATATTAGCAGAAATAGTCTTCTTACTGCTACCTTTTTTTAGAGGCAATCTTAATCCTTTTTACTTTTGCTTTTTTTGCTAATGCTTTTTTTGGTTTTAACTTTAGCAGCTTTAACTTCAGCGGTTGTTTTTTTAAGGACAGCTTTCGCTTCTTTGTCGGCCGCTTTGGCGATTTTGTCGATGTCGATATTTGCATTCTCATGGACGATCTGTTTATTGCCATTTAATTTTTCCTCTTCTGATTTCCAAACAGCTTTGTTTACTGCTGCCATTTTTTGTCTAACTGTACTCATTATTTTCCTCGCATAATGTCCATAGCTTTGAACTGATTTTGTTGCTCTATTCTTTCACGAGCAATTGCATCTTTCATCATAGCTATTTCTTCTTGAATTGCTAGTCTTTGCTGTGCAATCTCATTACTTTGCATTGCCTTCATAGCATCGAATTGTTGACGTTGGGCAAACTCTTCACGCTTACGTTGAACATCGTCTGCCTTGATATTAAGTTCTTTATCACGTAATTCTACCAATGGATCTGGCATTGGCGGAGCTGGCATAAAGACTTGATTGATTTGTTCCATCAATCCTGATACAACCGCAGCTACATCACGAGCTACAGAATCTTGAAGCTGTTGTTGATATTGCATAGCAACTTCAGGAGGTAACATATTGATTTGTTGTAACATTTGTTGGAACTCAGGATTCTGTGCGTTTTGCTGATCTACTATTTCAGATGCTCTAAACGATATGTGCTGATAGATGTGTGATTGAATCAACGACATGACCGCAGGATTACTCTGTGCGGTAATGGTGCCATACAAAGATATGTGAGCATTGATGTGAGCATCGTGATCTTGGCCTGCAAACGCCTGTGCTGGTAATCCAGATATCAACCCTGCGTTTTCATTCGCTGGGTCAATAGGTTGCGGTTGCGGTGGTGGTGGCAAAAGCTGTTCAATGTTTTGCACACCCATGGCAGCGTACATTCTTCTATACGCTTCATAGATACCATTAGGTCCGTGTATCTCAGGATTGCTTTGTACTGTCCTTAACATTTCTTGAGCCATCATTACTCGTTGACTCATGGAAAATGTATTCGGATCGGATACAGGAATAACATCTACTCTGTCATCAAAGTCTAAAGCTTTGATGTTTTGATTGCCGTTAGCAGTAAAGTACGGATAGCTTTCAGGTAAATACTGAGCAAATACTTTAGCCAACAAAGCAAACTCTATGCGCTGGCTAGCATGCAATCTTTTGTGAATAGCGGACATCACTCTGGTGCCACGCTCTAAGAGAGCAACCGTTGTACCGACTGGGGCGTTCTGATTAGCATCACCGACTTGTAAGTCAGCTATGGATGCGAAACGCCGACCACTATCGACAAGGATCCCCAGGAGAGAGAGGAGAGTCTGAGAAGGTTCCTTGAACGGTAACGGTACAAAGGCGTCTCGCAAACTTCCTCCGGGAGCGTCCATGTCTCGGAACTCTCCGGGTTGTAGTGGTTGATCATCATTGCGAATACGAATTCCACGAGCTTTGAATCCAGCAGGTAAATTGGATAACGTACCTGCATCGATCAATTGTCGTAGAATTGAAGTTGAGGCTTTTGACAAGCCTCCGATCATGTGGGTTAGACCAAAGCCATAAAAGCCTAGGCCTGGTAAAAACTTGTAGTGCACAAAGTAATTGATTCTCTCTTTAAGAGGATCGCCTTCTTTGTAGTTTCTTCTGATAGATAATACTTTGTTATCAGCAATGGTGACGATATACGGTAACTTAATACCAGTCTCTTCGCCTTCCATATTTAAATCTTCAAAGCCGGGAATATCTAATTCAGTATGGATTTCATAAACCTTGCAAGTATCATCGTCTGAATAAGTTTTTCTAACACCTTGAATGTCATCGATCTCTTCTTGAATTTGATCGGTGCCTTCTAGGTCTACGCCGCCATTGTCTAAGTCAACATCTCTGTAGAAGCCAACTTGTTGTAACTTGCGAATGTCGTTCATGGACATGTCTACTACATGAGTCACACGAGTAGCGCTGCGTAAGTCAGTAGCACCGTAAGGAACGATTAAGTCTTCACTTGGAATAAATTTAGAGACAGCTCTGTTCATGGTTTGATCGTAGTAAACTTTTCTAAACGCTGAACCAGATAATGGTAGATAGAAAAGCATTTGATCGGTTTCAGGATCGTACTCTTTCATGACTTCCATAAGCTGGTAGTTCATGAACTCTTGCACACGAGCTGCTTGTTGTTCTATTTCGGGCGTAGCCATACCCATGACTTGAGCTTTGACAGGACCTTGCGATGGCAATATTTCATTGTAAGCCTGAGCTTGGAACTGCGTAACTGACTCAGCCAAAAGCGGATGCATCACGCCGGATGCTCCTTCAAACGGCTGAGATCTTTCTTCGTACTTCATGCCAAGATACTCAAGGCCATCACGATAAGTTTGTTCCCAGTCTTCACGTGAAGCTTTGTCAGCTTCGACATTGCCCATGAGATCGTTTTTGATTTGACCTAAGTCTTGGTCGTCTAGAACTTCTGCTAGGTTTTGATAGAAATCAGTAGCATCCAATGGAGGAGCAACGGCACCAAAAACTAAAGTGCCATCGTCAAGTTGTTCAAATGAATCTAAATCAAAATTGCCCTCTTCGAGCTCAACCTCGATATCCATTTCTTTGTCTTTGTTTTTAATCTGAAGATCTATTTGATCGTCATAATTAATTGCTTTATCTACGGATGCCATTTATTTTCTTAGACAGATCTTTGTCTCGCTTGTCGGTAAGCTCTACCACCGCAAGAAGTCATACCGCCGTCTTTCATTTTTTTGACGCCTTTCTTTCCTGAGCCGTATGCCATCTTTTGAACTTTCTTGGATTTCTTTTTATACATGTTGAACCTCTAATAATAAATTCGTTGTTTGGGTATTGGCTCCTCGTCTTCTTCATCGGTTGCCAATCTTACAAAGTTACCCTGACGAAATCTCATTATAGCTTGCGTAGTGGAATCTACAAAGTCATCGTTTTCTCCGTACGGAAAAGCTGCACATTCTTCCATAACCTCATCCGCAAAGATGGTGTCCGGTGCCCATACCATGCCTGCTTCAAACACGGGCGAAACCGAATGCACACGAGTAACTTTGTCTTTTCCTTTCGTGGGACGATAGTTAACAACAGGTATTCCCATCATCCTCAGTTCGTGCGTCAAAGGCAAACCACTTGCTTGTGATTCTATCAGTACACAGTCAGGTTGCCAATACATATATTCGTCATAAGCCATAGCCTTTAATTCTGGAAAGTCCCAGCGACCCCTTTTTGCGTCTAAGAGAATGATGGATTCAGGAGCAGATTCGCTGGGACGGAAAACGCCCCAAGTGGTAATGGCACTAAAGTCAGCCGTCTCCTTGGCACTGAAAGCAGTATCGTACGATTGCAAAATGTAACTGCAATGCGGTGGCTCTTCGGCTTCCCATGCTTGCCACCATTCACGCTTAAGCAGAGCTCCTTCTTCCGAAGTAGGATTCTGCATATACTGAGCATTCCACTTGGCAACCGGAAGCGATGCTTTCACGGATTCTAATTCTTCGATCTTCCAAAACCCTGGCCACAAAGGTTCCCCGTTTTCTAAAATCGCTGGAAGCTCCACGACCTCCCATTGATCGGCGTGGGGCTCGGACATTCTACGGATCAGCTTCTCGGTGAGATCAAGGGTAGACCAGCGAGTCATGACGATCACGATAATACCGCCGGGCTGTAAACGCTGGCGGGGACCAGAGGTGTACCACTCGTAAGCGGATTCTAGTGCAGACGCTGAGAGGGCGTCCTGTTCTGAATGAGGATCGTCAATGATAAGGAGGTCAGCACCTCGACCCGTGATGGCTCCGCCAACACCTGCTGCAAAATATTCTCCTCCATGGTTGGTTTCCCAACGTCCTGCTGATTTACTGTCAGCTGAGAGGCTAACGTTTTCAAAGATCTGTTTATACTCATTGGTATCCATTAGGTTCCGAACTTTACGTCCGAACCGTGCAGATAATTCTGCCGTATGCGTAGTTTGCATTATTTTCATGTCCGGGCGCAACCCCATAATCCAACTGGGAAAGAAAACGCTGGCGAACTCGGACTTGGTATGACGAGGTGGCATGTTGATAATCAGGCGCTTGCATTTGCCTTCGGCGACAGCTTCGAGCTTTTTGGCAAAGAGCTTGTGGTGCTCGCCTTCGATGAAGCCGTCCCAGACTTGCTTGACATAGTGGATGAAGTCTTTCTTGGCTTTGCCACTGGTATCTAATTTTTTTAGGCGATCTTGAATAGCTACAATCTCTTTGAGCTTGTCATCTGGTACATGATCTAAAAACGGTCTCTTCTCCATATCAGGAATATGGTACCTCAATAGGGATCCTAAAAGTAAATTTTTGTAGATTGTTTGTGTAAATTGTTATTTTACTAGCTAACTAAAAAACACTACGGCTCTTTATGTGGGGGTGGGGTCGACTCAAAAAGCTTTGGCAAAATTTGGGGTCAGATCCAAAAGAGACCCAAATATATATGTGTAAACTAATGTATATAAAGTGTTTGATATTTGTTTAATAAACTGCTACAATCTATCTTATAGATTGCTAGGGAATGAACCCTA